TTGTTTTCTTAGCTTTCCTATCTCTGATGAATAACCTTTTATTTCACTAGCCAACTGAGCCGTTGTCATTGAGCTACCTTTTTTCATAGCTTTTTCCAAAGCCGCCTTTGTAGCTCTATCTTTCTGTGCTAATGTTGCTCCTGCTATTCCTATCTTCGCCTCTAGACCTTGTAGTTGTGCCAGTCTATCTTGCACCTTAGCTTGTTGCTGACCCATAAACTGTAGACCTTTACCTGTCTCGTCATCGATAACGCCTCGTCTAGCTAGTTTTAGACCTTCTAGCATAATTCCTAGAGCTTGATTTTTTGCCATCTGCTCTTTTTGATCTTCTCGCATTTTATCTAAACTTGCTGTTAAGTCAGAAAGGTAATTTCCTCCACTAGTGCCGTCTGGATCAGGATCATCTTTCTCGTCTTTCTTTTCTGTGGGCTTTGGTTCATCTATTTTTTCAAATTGATCTTGTGCATCTAACAATGGATCACTACCTTTTGGTGAAACAGCCGTGTCTATTTTAGGAACACCTGCAAAATCCTTGTACTCATCTTTTATAGTTCCATCTGCGTTATAGTATTTACCAAACTGTGCATCCCAATCTGTTCTCTGAAATTTATTTGGGTCAAATCCCATGCTACCTAACAAACCTTGACCTTGGGCATCTGCTGGTCTTGGTCTAACTCTCATAGGGAATAAGTTCATAGATGGATTGAAGTTAGGATCGGTAAACATACCTCTACCACCACCTTGCATACTTGCAATACCACCCTCATTCATAGCCATTCTCATAGGAGGCATACCTTTTCCACCAAACATACCTCCTGTAACTTCTCTCTGTTGTCTTTGTGCCATGCTAGGCTCGGATAGATTTACATCAAATCTTTCTTGAGCCATGTTGCCAACCTCACCAACAAAATCCTGCACTTCTTCTTGCGTCCTGTTCTGCACTCTACCAGATATATCACGCCCTAGATTATCAAGACCTGACTGAAACGCTCTTCTTTGCATTGCAGGAACGCCTCTCACGGGTTGTGCAATTCTTTCATTATATTGTCTTGCTAACCCGATCATAGGTCTAGCCATTTGCATCAACCCACCAAAATTTGCTCTTCTTACTGGTGTTTCTACGATATCTAGCTCTTCGTCTTCCTCCATATCGTCTTCCATTGGCATATCTTCGGCTAGTCTTGCCATTGTCATCATGTCATCGCCACCAGTATTTGTTCTGACATCAGTCTTCGGTGCCATAGAGGAAGCCATTTGTCCTGCCTCCATAGCAGGTAGTCCTGCCACTGCTAACATTTCTTCTCTAACAGATGGTTGATTTTGTGCTTTCATCTGAGCTTCTTGGGCTTTTGCATCATTCTTCTCGTCCAGAGCTGCCATAACCATAAAATCAGGTATGTTTGGATCAGGTCTTTGTAAGAATTGTTTTAGTTGGTCTTCGCTAAAACCTCTAAGTCTATCTTGTAGTTGTATTAAATTAAACATTACCTATCCAAAATACTTGGCACCACCGAGTGCTGTTAAGCCTAGACCTATGGCTCTTCCAAATGGATCATACGGCATCCGTGTTGATGTTGTTTGTGATGGGGTCACTGGTATACCTCTTAGAACAGACGAGAACAGACCAAGTTTTTCTTGTGGATACGCTTGCTGTCGCATGAAGTCTTGATAACCCATATCCAGAGATGCTTGATCTCTAGCCATCTGTGCTTTTCCTATTTGTTCTAGCATACGAGCCGCATCGACATCACCTGCCCTAGCTCTTTCAGATAGATTGGCAAACTGATTCGCCGCTCCTAATCCTAACTGCTGACCTTGGAAGTCTGCCGCTCTGTCTGCTTGAAACAGAGATGATGCTTTGTCAAACGCTTGTTGTCTTCCCTGTACATCTATATCAGCCAATCTATCGTATAGAGCTTCTTCGCCTAAAGCTCTTTGCACACCTTCTCTAGAACCACCAAATGCTCCTGCCGCTATCGCACTGGCTCGACCTCCTGCTATTTGTTGTCTGTAGTCATCAATAGCTGCTTGCTTGGCTCTATCTGTTACTTGCTGTTGAAATGGTGACATATACTTTTCTGCTTCCTCTGCCGTAAACTGACGAGGTGTAAAGTCTATAGACTGACCCACCCTATCTAAGGCTGTCTGTATACCAGGCAATCCTGTGCTTGCTATGTCTCTAACCATGTCTTCTGATGTCAAGAGGTCTTGACTGGTATCCGCTATTCGCTGACCACCATAAGGCTCATACTCCCTTTTGGACTCAGCTTCTGTTCTACCTAACAGTCTTTCAAAATAAGGTCTGACGTACTCAGGCAGATTTGTCTGAGTTACTGTTTGTTTTGTTTCTGTAGGTGCTGACCCCTTACCCATTTAATTCCATCCTATATGCTATGTAATCTGGTTCCCATCCATATTTATCTAGCCATCTTTTCCATGCTTTTCTACCATAACCTTCTAAATGGCTACAATTATTGTCTTTGGCAAAGCTTTCTAGGGTGCGTTGAGCCTCTGGCAACCACTCTTTCATCTTACTGCCACCAATAAAATCCATCGCCAAAGCTCTACGTTCTGGATATTCTATCACACGAGTGGTTATTACGGCTACTATTTTTGTTTCTTCCATGACAACCCAAAGTTCATACACGCCTTTCTTTATATAGTCGTATACGTCTTTTACGCTTAGCTTACCTTTTGCTGTTTTCACAGCAGGTTCTAACACTTTCTTAACATCTTCCCATACTACATCTAGTACCTGCTTAGGAACTGCACTAAACATCATGCGATTGCCCTCTTCATAACAGCCATCATATCTTTCTCTGGTGGCTGTTTATCTGTGCCATGTCTGGCTTTTCTTACTTCTTTCATAAGTTTATCTAGTTTATCGGCACCTGCATCTGTTGATCCATTGCCTATATCAGACACTACATCAGCTGCTATAACATACTCATTGTTTGCTACTTTTAATGGTTGCTTTTGACCACCTTCTCTACCTCTTTTTTCTACAAGCTCAGCATCAATACTATCGCTCATACCATCGCCCTCACCCTCTATCAAGCCAGGCAATCCTTGTTTCATATCTCCTATCTTACCTGTGGCGATTTGCATTTGTAATAATTTTAAGGCTTGCATTCCAAATGTCTGCACAAATGTCTGTATGTCTTCATCTGGATTTTCGCTTTTTCCTGTGAGAGCATTTATAGCATTCATCATTATCTCGTCTTCGCTCTCTGTCATACCAAGGTCTTCTACCTGACCACCCTCAGCAAAGCCAGCGTCTGCCATAGTTAATGCCGAGTAACCCTCTGGGGTAAATTCTCCAGTCATAAGTTTATTAGCTTCTCTTTGCATGGCAGGATTTAAAGAAATACCAGCAATATTACTTAAAGCATCTTGCACTTTCTGGTTTCCTAGGAGACCAACCAAACCTCCCATGTTCTTACCTTGCTCAGCAATAGACTTTTCTATAGCCTCTCCTCTTTTCTTTTCATAAGACGAAAGTTGACCATCGTTATCTAAGTCTGCTTTTTCAGGATTGTTTAGACCACCTGATGACATATACCTTACGTTATAGTTTGGTGCTACCCCGTAATCAAACTCACCCATGTAGCCAGGTCTAAAGCCAGGTGGTGGCTGTCTTCTTCTTAATCTTGGAGGAGCCATAGCTTCTCTGTTTTCAAAAGGTATTTCATCTTCTTTTGGAGGCTCTGGCAGTGTAGACATAGACTGACCTATTGTTGCCTGTCCTAGTGTTATTGGGTTTGTGGCTGCGGCTTGGAGTCCACCCATGAGATTTGACTGACCTAAATACTTTACTGGCTCTGCACCTACGCCACTTGAGAAGAACTTTGGATTAATGTTGGCAGCTTCAGCGTATGTGGGCGATCCTGCTATGTTTTTAGCCGCATCAGCCGTCTGTCCACCCATACCACCAAGTACGCTTCCCAAGACTTTACCCCCTAGGAAGCTTGTTGCACCTGTTTTTAACCCTTCCTCAAAGTCTCCAGTCTCTAAGAATCTACCTAGACCAGAACCTAAAGCCCCTGCTCCCAAGGCTCCTATCGCTGTTCCTGTGCCGAGTGTTGATCCTAATAATCCTAGTATTAAAGGAAGTGCCATCAATAACCTTTCTAAAAAGTTCTATATAACTTTTTACCATATAATCTCGTAAGCCAAAAGCTCAAAATAACACAAATTAAACATAAAAATAAATATGGTAGCTTTTTTTACCATTTTACTTTATCTGCCCAATATGCCGCTGACATCTTACCTTTAGCTATATTTTTACCATGTCTTGCCTTAAAGCTCTTACGTTTCATCTTCATTCGTCTTGATTCTCCTGCTTTCGGCTTTCCTGCTGTGCCTTTGACTGTTCCGACTTTCTTACCCTGTTGACCAAAGCGTATGGTCTTGATCTTGTCACCCTCCTTCGCAACAACAATGTGCGATTTTTTTGGGTGGCTCGGTGTTCTTTTTGGTCTGTTATAACCACTAACTCCTGCTCTGGCTAATCTAGGGTCTTTCTTTTTAGTCGTCATCTTCTTCCATCATCTTCATGGCTTTTTCGGTTGTCTCCTGATTACGTCTTGTCCAACCTTTACCAAATGTATCAAATGTTTTAAGAGATTCATAGAACTCTTGTCGTATCTTACCAAACTGTTCTATCATATAGTGTGGGCTTTGCCCATCTACTAAGGCTAATGTCTTAGGTCCTATCGCTCCATCTTGAGCTGCCCCACATATCTTTTGCACTGCTTTAGCGGCTCTACCTGTACCAGAGTTTACTGCCCAATCAAACACAGCCCAGTCTAATCCACTTGGCAGATCATCACACTTGCATCGATCCCAGTATAGTTTCTTGTATAAAGGCTTTACATCTGATGGCTGAAGGTTCTTCATCTCGTCACTGGTAACCTCTCTGCCCAGATACTCTTCGTAAACTCTCTTGGTAACACCTAGATTGGTCTCACCGCCAGGGTCTTTTGGGTGATTTACATATCCACCTTCATGCTTTAGCAACATTACTATGCAATCATCATAATTATAATCCATCGTCTTCTTCCTCCTCTTTTATAATCGTTTCCTTGTGGACAAAATCTATCCACTCCTTGTTCATATCATAGAAGTATTGACAATATTTACAACGTATACTTCCCTCTACGTTCTCCATATCATGCCCACACACATCGCACTTTATCGATGTTATTTTGTTAATCCCTTTTGCTTTTCATATGTCCTCAAGCCGCCAATTCCGAGCATACCACCTAGAACTGTAAGCAGTGTACTCATGTCAAACTCTGGTAGGTCTGGCACTTCTACCCCTGCAAATGCACATACGAATATAATTATGTCTTTTAAGAGAAAATGATATAGGAAAGCAATCGCACAGACCCATCCAACTGCTGGTCGCCAGCCGCCCTTAAACAGTGAACCTGACTGTGCCTCTGCTTTATTAACCTCTATTTGAGCAAGATTCAATTCCTGAGCGTGTTTCTGACTCATGGTGGCTATCTCGTGGGCGAGAGCTGCCTTTTGATCTTTGTCCTCAATAAATTTATCTAGTAAACCTGTAACAGGTGCTATTAAACTCTGTATCATGCTCTGTACTTCCTAACCTTTTTTGCTATGTTTTTAGGTTGCTTAACGAACTGCTTGCCTTTTTTTGTACCCTTTCGCTTCGCTCGTGTGGTGGCGGCATATTCTTGTGGTGACAAGGCTTTGATAGCGGCTTCTGGTAGATAACGCTCTCCTGTCTTAGAAGACTTCTTACCTGACTTGGTTCGCCATTTTTGTTTTGTCCACTTTTTAAGACTTTTTTGACTTTTTGCTAGAGCCATCTTTTCTAGGTCTTCCTCTTTTTTTTGGTTTTAGCTGTTGCTTGATTTCCTCTATGCTTAGATCGGATTTCTTCTTTCGCCCTTTTTGCGATTTGGGCTTGCTTATTTTTTCCTGCAACTTTGGCTCTTTGCTCAAGGACGGTGAGGATTTGTATTTTCCTAGCAAACGGCTTATTAATTCTCTTAACCTTACGAGCAGTTGCTTGGGCATCTGCCACAGTGGCAAATTTAATAGTGACTGTATCTTTGGGGTTTTCATCTGTGTATAGCCTCCTTCCAGAACCTTTTGGTTTCTTTCCTGTTCCTATTTTAGGGTCTTTAGCGATAACCACCACCTGCTTTTTTGTAGGCTGCGGCTAACATTTGTGCTTTTCTTGCACTCCACTGACCAGGTTTGCCCCCCTTAGAACCTGCTTTTATTCTATTAAATAATCTTTTTCTCATCTCAGGCTTTGTATAATTTCCTGCTTCATTTACTCTGGACTTACTTTTTTTTTTGGGTCTACCACCTTTTTTTAGCTCTATGGCAGACAATGCTTTAGCTTGTCCTGCGTGTGTTTTAGATGCTTTCTTTAGCCCTGATACCACTTTTTTAATTGTTCTTTTTGTTTTAGGTGTTGCGTGTGGCATTATTTTTCTCCTTTGTCTGCTCTTTTTGCAAGCTGATTAAACCCTATGAAACTAGCCAAAATTCCCATGTTTGATAATACCCAAATTTCAGCGATTCCTGAGAGGTGTGAAATTCTATCAACAGGAATTAACGGTGTCATCAATACAACTATAAAAGCTGTAACAGTCAAAGCAGAAAACCAAACGAGATATCTTTGTTGATCCTCTTTCTTGTCTCTATTCTCCAAAAGAACCATACGCTCTCGCATAGCCATTTCTTGATCTGTAACTATACCATCACCGTTTGCATCTGCTTTTTCCCATATAGAACCTTTTTCTAGTTTCTTTTGTTTCATTCCGTTCTTCCGTAAAACTCTGTTTTCCCATCAAAATGTTTATCAAACAAATACCAACAACAATTATCTTTACCTGTACCTTTGCTATCTTTAATCCATTTTATTCTACCAATACTTACAACTTTCTTCAACATTTTCTGGAAAATGGCACTTTGTCTTGTGTGCATCCAGTCAGCATCAAACAGTAACCACGCTGGCTTGAAAGCTGTTAGATGAAATATTAAGGGGTGAAGTATACTTCTATCCCAAGGAGGGTTTGTTATAAATATTTCTGCCCCTACAGCATCATTCTTAGTTAAGTGCAAAGCGTTTTTCTTAATAATATCTTTTCTCTGTGGTTCTATGTCTGAAGCGTATACGCAAACAGGATTATTTTTATCTAGCGAAAAGAAGTCATGCCCCTCTATGTGATCTATCAATGCACCATTACCTGCACATGGCTCTGCAAACCTTTGTATCTTTCCCATTATATGTGGCAACAAAGGTATAACTCCTTCTACTGGAGTTGTATAATAGTCTCTGTCAAACCTGACAAAATTACTTCTCTTGCCCATTTTATGGTAATGTTACGGTTACCGACCCTAGCCCTGTCGTTCCCAAACTGCCTCTTGGATGTGGTCTATCTACCCTACTTATTTTCACAAACCCATCGTGGTCAAACAATGCACCCACTTCTAGGGTATCGTCATGTGTTTTTAGATTTGTTAAGACTAGACCTGTGTTTCTGCCCTCTCCCCCTGCATTTTGCTGTTCTGTATATATCGCAAATGCTCTTACGATCTGCGTTATGTAGTTTGCGTCATACTCGTTTGGAGCCGATGGAAAGAATGGTATAGGTACTTTCGTAGACATTATCGTCCACCATCCTGCCTCAGATCAACTCTAGTGGTTCCTAAACGCCATGAAACACCTGTTGCTGTACTTTCTAGCCTAAGAGCAAAAGAACGCCCTCTGAGGCGTATATCAGCCTTCTCAGTGAATAACTCTATTGGTGTGCTTGCTGACTGTGTTACTGCACTTGTATCTGTCTGGTTGTATGTTGCACCAGGAAATCGTCTTGCCTTCAACGTCAAGTTGACCTGTGGTGTTTCGTTTGTACTCTCTCTAAAGGTTATGTCTGGTATAACTCTGCTTGCAAAGAAGAACTTGTCTCCATCTCCTATAGTAACCTGACTTGATTCTATAAACGATGTGATGCCTGATGCAGGTGACTGCGATCCATCATCTAAACCAAACTCTTGATAGTATAGATAGTTATCTGTTGAGGCAGCTATTGGGTATAAAAATACACCTCTGTCTACCCATGCTGTTCTTGCCAGAGTGCCATAATACCAGATGTTTTGCTCGTAGTTGTACACTACATACTTGTCATTAGCTGTAGCATCTGATGATGGGTAAAACCACCATACTTCAGAGTACGCACTATTCTGACCTGCTATAATCTTTGTGTCTTGATCTCTATTTAAATCACTAAAAACAAAGTCCTGCACAGGACATACGAGCTTTTGTGTTCGACCATTGTACACATAAAACTCTCTGTATCCCATCCAGTATACAGATTCCTCTACAGCCACGGCAGCGTTCTCAGATATTATCGTGGTGTTTCTACCAACCTCTGTAATACCAAATGTAAACGGAGGTCCGATAAATTGCAAAGCGTGTACAGATACATCTGTAATAACAAGTGTCTGTTGCTTTGTTTGTACGGCTGTAACTATCTCTGATCCTGTACCAATACGCAACTCACCTGCTGTGTTCGTAGGCAATGCGTTCCATTCTGTAAGACTTTCTTGTGACGCAAAGCGAATCAGTAGTGGGTCTTGTGTGCCACTTGCTGTTTCACTATCACAACCAAAGGCTAGAACGTGTCTGTCTCTCTCAGAGACTATTACCTTTTTGGCTATTGTTGGTGCGTTTGTAGAACCTGCTAGTGTTGTAATCTCTACGGCTCTTGCTGATGTGCCACCTGATTTATCCCAATAATATATTGCACCATCTCTAACATTCATAACTAGGTCTTCACCAAAGTTATCGTGTGACCAATGTCTCAGCAATGCTCCTGCTATGTTTGTTGTTGCAGGCATACCCCAACCACCTAGTGCTTCTGTTACTGTAGCGTCATCGGCATGGGTAGTTGCCGTTGTTTCAAACAAACCTCTTGTTAAACCTGTGAATGTAGTTGAGGTTTTTCCTGTGTACTGCATTATTTCACTGTCTATCAACAAGTATCCTGCTGTTTCAAAGTTAGCTGATGAATCCACTGTCACGCTAGTGGCTGAAGCTGTCATGCCACTTCCATCATCTACGGCTGTGGTTGCTGCTGATCCAGATATACCACCCCATATACCTGCACCCCAACCTGTTCCGTAGGAATTGTCATCTAGTCCTACGTTTATCTGATACGTTGCTACTGTTGAGCCACCACCTTTACCACTACCTGCATCATTAGCATTGGCTGTTACAGCTACACCACTCGTATCTTTTGCTGATATGGTGTAGGTGTTTGAAGCTGTAACTGACGCTATTTGATATTCTTGATTTATAACTGATGCTGTTATGTTTCCACTTCCATGAAACGCAGAAGCGTTTGTAAAAGTCACAAAGTCATTTATGTTTGCTCCGTGATCTGCATCTGTAACCGTGATCGTTGAACTGCCATCTGTAGCTGTAAATGTGGCTGTTCCTGTAGTTGTTTTTCTTATAGGCGTTATGTCGTAGTAAGTACCACCTGCGTTGAGATAATACTTTTGACTCGTGCCTACACCTATAAAGTTTGTGTTATCTAGTGCTGTCCATGTGTGCAAGGCACGACAAGTTCCTAAAAACTGATTGTCAGAATACTTTGTCCAACCACCTATCTTTTCTGGAAGACCATTCCTAAAGCGTACTTTGTCTCCATCAAACCAACCACCTTCGTTGGTGTATGATGTTGAGTCTCTGTTTATACCTGCTCTAAACTGTAATTTAGTTAAAGCCATAATCTTCTCTTATGTTTTAATAATATAGTTCAAGATTATTGTAGGCTGTACGTTGTTGTGTGCAGAACCACTACCTGCACCACCTGTAGTTCCACTAATAGAAACGGATATAGAGTTGCTTGATGAACTTTGTCCACTACCCCCTCTGTTGACTCCTAAACCATCATTTAAAAACGTCATAGCAGTAGTGCTACCTGAACCACTAAAGCTGTGCGTGTGTGAAGCTAACTGTGCTGTTGTCAATGTATGTGTTTCAGAACCACCTGTAGCACCCAAGTCATCACCATTAAGACCACCAGTTTGATTGGTAAGTCTATTAGCTGACGCTCCACCCATATCATCTTGACCTGCAATAACTCTTCCTCTTAAATCTGGAAGATTAAATGTCGATGACCCATCACCTGAACCGTAAGTTGTACTTATTGCAGAGAAAAGAGTTGCATAAGTAGTTCGTGATACAGCAGAGCCATCACATAATAAAAACCCTGTTGGAGCAGACGATCCTGCAAAAGGCATCAACGCACCAGATGGCACGATATTAGATTCATAACTAAAGCTACCATCTCCATCAGACACCACAGCCTGACCAGATGTTCCATTTCCTGATATGTTTATTGCTGCTGCCCCAATAGAGTTGTCAGCTACGGCATCAGCACCAACGGCATCATCTGCTATTTTAGCAGCCGTAACTGCATCATCTGCTAATGTTGCTGTCACTACACTTGCATCAGCAGTATTTGGCTTAATCTCTGTGACTGCTGCTCCTGACCCTGCACCATCTGCAAATATTATAG